CATTAACAATAAGATCTACCCATGAATCATGTTCCATTGTTTCATACGCTGGAGCATTGATTTGTAGATAACCACTTTCTCCTACAATACGTGGATTTTCAATTGTAGGCTCAGCTTTTTTTGGGTCATCTTTTCCTGTAGTAGCGTCAAGAGCGTCATGTTCAACGATCTCCATAGCTGCCACCCAAAGATAGCGTCTCAAATAAGTCTGAACTGCTCCGAGATTTTGAATTGCATGACAACCTTTTAACTCAGCCGTAGACATAGGTGAACTAAAGATCACAAAGTTTGGTTGTGTTGCATCAGTTGCATCTACATCTACGATGGTTAATGTTGCCAATTCTGTACCAAATGATACAGTCCCACACAAGCCTACTTCTGCAAAGATTGTTTGAATCGTTGGTAAGAAGTCTGCTAATTCAAAATACTCATACTTGGCAAATGTATTTCTGCCAGATTTTTTCAAGGGTGCTTTTTGTAAAGCAATCCTTGCTTGTTGTAACTTTTTATATACGTTCATTTCTTTCTTCCTCTTCTGCGGTTAATATTAACTTATCCATGTATTGTCTAGCTTTGTATAAGTCTTTTAGTTTATCTTTCCTTTTCCATCTTGTTACATACTTCACTATATTGCCTTCACACCATCCAAGACCATTGGAAATAATGTAATCCCATGGTTGAATCTTTTGGGATACATAATGATTCCCACCAACTTGTATGCTATCTATGTTTGCTACATTAGCATCAAATGTCTTTTCATAATCTTCGTAGGTGAATTGTGAAGACCAATCATAATTTGTTCCAGCACCTTTACTCATCCTTGATTCTCCAAATAAGTTTTATATTGTTTACACCATTTATTGACTAAGCAATAGTCCTTACATCTAGTTCTATCACCTTTGCGTTCTTGTATCTCATATCCCGCACCAGCTTCTTTCTTTGCTATTTCTGCTAGTTCTAATGAGTCATGTAGGGACTTGGCTCTGACACCACCTTGCTTCATCACTGCCCATACTGGTGGCTTTTCCCACATTTCTTGGGGTGTACATTCTGGAAGTTCTTCTCCCATCTCCATGGCAAATTCAGCTAGACCATGCTTTTCAATACGACCTCTAATAAATGCATCTTGCTCTTCAAATGTCCACAATGGAATATCTACTAAAGCTACATTGCGTTGCGGATAATCTGGTTTGCGTTCAGCTTCACGCTTTGACCAATCCTTGAGTATTGCTACAATTTGTAGTGACTTAATAGGTTGTTTCTTATTAACACTTACTAAGTATGCGTAGATATTAAGTTGTTGCTCCCACTCTGGCTTGTCATTCATTACAGCCCATACAGATGTAGTTTTGTAGTCTTTAATGTTAATACCGTCTGGTTCTATATGTTGTAAATCAATAGCACCAGATAACACCCATCCACTAACTTCGGCAGATAGACGCTGTTCAACGATGTTATTAGCATCGGCACCTTTTTCTAGCACATTATGGACTGCTGAACCAAAGATTGACCATATCATATCTGATACATCTTGCTCCAACTCATCATCATGCTTCTTTAATAGCGTTACAATCTTAGGGCTATTAAGTAAACTTGTAGCTGAAATATGAGCCTTGCCTTTTGAGTAGCTAGGATTTTTAGCTATATTTACAAATGGTGCGGGCAAAAGAAAATGGTTAGTTATTCTCATGCTTCACAATTCCCGCCAACGCACATAGCGTTCTTTAACATCACTTCTCCTAATTCATCATAAGCCTTGTCTTTGGCTATTGCATCAGCTGATCTACATACATCATCTAATAATTTGTATTCATTTTCCATACAACGCATCTTAATCTTCAATCCACGACTACGGCCATGGTCTGCTAATACAGATGTAATAAATTCTGTTTGCTCAATAGTCTTTTTTTCTAAGTCTATATATTGCGCCTCTTCCATTTCAATTTCTGCTAACACTAAAAATCTTTTCATTTCTTATCCCTCCATAATTGTTCACATTGTTGTTGAGTGTGTGTTTTTAAACATTCCTTAAATTCAGCCCTATCTGCATTCCCCCAAAAGAAACATAACAACTGTATAATAGCGTTTAAGGCATCCATAATGAAATGACATAGTGGCATATAATAAAATACATGTCAATAGGTTGTACCCATATATTTTCATGTGTTATAATAATCGTTATGAGCCAGATAAAAATCACATTACCCTACCCTCCATCAGTAAATCATTACTGGGGTCAAGTAGGATCTAAGAAGTTTCTTGGAAAGAAGGGAAAAGAGTTTAGAGAAGCAGTGTTTATTGCCGTCTATAACGCACGGCAAGGGGCCTTAAACGGACGATTGCACATGGAGGTATACCTGTACCCTCCCGATAAGAGAAAACGGGATGTAGATAACGTTTTAAAGCCTTTGTTAGATGCTATGGAACATGCTGGGTGTTATGAGAATGATTCTCAAATAGATAAGCTTTGTATTACTAGGCGGGAAGTTATGCCACAAGGGTCATGCTATGTGGAGATAAAGGTTATTGATTCCTAATCTTTTCTAATTGGTCGTTAAAACGATTCATTATGATGATCTTCTTGTTATCAAGTCTATCAATCTGTTCTTGTGGACGACCAGCCATCTGAAGTTTTTTCTTGTCAGCGTTGATATTATTTATTTTTGCTTCATACTGCTCAGCAAATTTGTAGGCTCTAGCTTCTGGATGCTCTTGCATGTATTTACGTTTGGCTATTCGGTCTTTACTTAAATTCTTTAATGTAAGCTCATGCTCATACATGGCATTAATATTATTATAGAATCTTGAGGTAATGACTGGTTTAGAGTCTAATTCACCTTGGAAACGACCTAATATCGGCACTTTGTATGCTGGCACCTCTTCTCCAGTTTGTTTAGCCTCAATGAACTTGACTGTTTTAGCTAAGCTACCAACTACTGGGCCAGTCACCGAAGATACTAAGAAGTCAATATCATCGCCCGTAGGACTCCATGCACCCTTAGCAAAATCAGTACCGCCAGTAAATAAGTTCATCCATCTAGCAAATTCTTTACCAGCTGATGTACCAGTTTCTTTGGTTCTTAAGTATCCTGGTGTAGGTCTTGTGTATGAATCTTGTCTTGATATGGTTTGACCAAATGAATTCTTATTAGTTAATCCAACACCTATGATAGGCTCTACTGCTGAAGGCACCAATGCGTTTAATGATAAGCCTTGATTACCAAATGGGCTGAATGTAGAGAATAATGAATTAGTCCATGCCATAGCCTTCTTACCAGCCTTAGCTTTTTGGAAGCCATTCTTATTCACATCTATAGCATATTCAGTAAATATTCTTCCTGTATTAGGTAAGATATTTAAACCGTATGGCATAGGGATAGTAATGTATTTACCATCACCAGTAGGAATAATAAGATTGCGTTCTCTAATGTATTCTGGTGGATCATCATCTTTAAATCCAGCTGCTGCCATCATCATAGCTTGCATAACACCTAAAAGCATACCACCAGCAATGATTCTACCTCCAGATGGACCTCTTAATGTTTCAGCTAGTCTTACTGTGCCTCGTACAGATGCATTAAAGAATAGGTAGAGTGATCTTAAGGCACCAGTTCTAGCACCTTTTTTGTCAAAGTTAATAGTTAAATTTTTAGCTACGCTTGCAGATTGTTGTGGCGAATAACCAGCTTCACGCATTTGTTGATACGCAGCTAAACGGACACCGTTTTCAATCATAGATGCAAAGTCATATGTCATTCCAATTATGTATCTGAATGCCTTCTTAGAATTACCATCTTTAAATTGATTAAGTGTTTGTTCAATGTATGACTTATCTTCACCAGTATTTAAAATAGCATAGCGATTAGATGTTTGGAATCCAGCTTCAGTAGCTTCTTTGTAGATTCTTTGCCACTCTGAATTAGCGCTACCATCACCAGCTCTTTCTTGTCTTAATACGCCCATGATTCCCCTCATGGCTGGGAATATCTTAGCTGTAACTTGAGCTTGTTTTCCACGAATAGGCGTAGTAGATAAGTTAGCCATACCAAATGGATAGTCACGAAGACCGTTGACGATACCAAAGACTGGGTTCAATACAGTATATAACTGACCAAAGTAATGGTTAGCAACTCTATTTAATCTTAAGAATGTATTAAGTGTTTCTGAGTCTAGGTTCTTAAGTGTTCTAACCATGGTCACTGCATTTGGATCTTTTTGGTTAAAGAACACATAGCGTTCACGACCATTAATCTTTAATGTAAGAACATTGTCACCGAATCTAGCGTTACGGCTAATACGAGCATCTACAACTTCTTTGCTGTTTGGAATTGGAAGGCCAGTAGTTGGGTCAATTACAAAGTCGGATGGTCTTACTTTGCGTAGGTATCTTTCTTTAGGCTCTGCCATTAAGTTATCAGCAATACCTTCTGGGTCTTGGTATCCCATGTCTGCTAATTCTTGTACCAGTTTCTCACGGCTGTGAATAGCATCTGGGTTAATCGCCATCCAAAAATCTGGATTAGGATTCTCTAATGCAAGTCTGTATACGGACTTACCTACTTCATTATTTTCAGCACGAGCTACAGCTCTTTCTCTTTGATACAGAATAGCATCAATAGGATTGATAATAGCTTTTTCAGATCCCATAGCTCGTTTAGCAAAGTTACCACGAACATCAATACCAACACCAGTTCTTAAACCAGATGGTACTGCTTGTTGTTCTTGTTCACGATTTAATGGAACATAGTCTGGGAATGTTTCTCTCCATAGATCAATAGTCTCTTGAGTTTCTTGACCAGACTCTACAAGAAGCTCTTGTGTCTTATCTCTGATTGCATACCATTTATCAGCAATACTTTCTAGTATTCGTTGATCTGCTTGACTCAAA